TAGTTAGATCATTAATTGCAGTTCTAACCATATTTTTAATAATGTCCTTTTCACTTGCATCAATAGAATGTTTAACATTTAATGTTGATGTTTTTTGTACTGGACATATCAAATGATTTTCACTTTGTTCAAAAGTAAAAATAAATTCTGTAACTGTATTAAATTCAGTTTTTGTAATTGTAATGTTGTTCATAATTAGTACTCACATTCAAGGATTTTACGAAGCATTACTTCATCATTCATGCTGATAGCTTTCTGAATGTTTATATTCTCTAAACATTCATTAGGATCAATAAGGTATTCTCCCATTATTGATTGAAAAATTAACCCATTCATGGGTTTTTTGTCTTTAGTTGGTTTCATTTAAACTGGTATGTTTATGTAGGTTATTGTACATATATATATTTTAATTTGCAAGTATTGAAATATATATAAAAAATAGAGACTTTTTTTAAGTCTCTATTTGTTTATCGACTATTATTTTTGTTCTCTTATAACATTCATCATAATCTGAATATCCTTGATTAGTTTCATAATATTCAGAATTAAATTGTTCCCAAAAATAATCCCAATAATCACTAATTGATACTTTAATCTTTTTATTCATTTTTTTTTATTCTCCTTTTAAACTGCTAACTAATAAATCTCTTTTATCTTCACTTAAATATTCATTATGAAATCTAGTAAATAAGTTATAAGTATCATTATTAAAGAGAATTTCTTCTCCAAGAATATAAGCCAACATATTTGCTATACTCTCAGAACTTGATAAATCAGTTGATACTTGACCAAAATTTGACTCTTCATATTCTTTGATAGTTTCAATAGCATTAAAAATACTATCTTTCTTTAGCCATTCTTCGGCCTTATAATATCCAATAATGAAATAATCTTCATTTAATAAATAATGATGTAAATCTGAAATATGTTGATCTAGCCCAACATCAGACTCTAATTGGTCTATGATGTAATTTTTTACATCTTGTTTTAATTCTTGCATTGCGGAAAGTTTATTAATGCTCTTTAATTATACATCAAATGTAAGTTAATGTAAGTGTAACAATTTACATTCATAATATTTTCATTCACCTTAAAAAATCCATTCAATTTTGACATTCACCATTCATAACTGACTATCTGCTACTAGTTTTAATTTTTAAATTTTTTTAAATAAATTTTTATTGTATAAAATTTTACATCAAAAATTTTGAAAAAATTTTTCCAGAGAAAAAATTCTCCAGAAAAAATAATTTTATCCTGGAGATTTTATTTTAATCTATTATTTTTTATATGTCTCCCATCTTTCGTTTTTGTTCATCATGTATTTCTTTTAAGTGTTCTTTATAAGCTGGCCTAAGTGCTTTTCTCCAAAATTTAAAAGTCTTTTTTGTATTGAACCAATAATTGAGTTCGCTTACAGCTCTTGATCTAAAACCGCACCTTCCATCTCTTTCCGTATTTTCTCCCACGTAAAGAAAGTTCATAATCTGAAAAAGTGTTAATTGTGGAATCTCCACAAATCCCTCCTCCACAAAATCAGTGTAAATCTTCACCTTAGTAGCAAAAGGATTTTCTATAACATAACCTGAGTTCGGATCGTTAGGATTGTCAAAGGTTACTTTTGTTTTTAATTCTGACATTTTTTTAATTTAGTAATTGATTAATTAGGTTTTCTTTTTCAAGTTGCTTACACGCTAGAGACTCACTGCCCATAGCTTCACAATCTAATTTAGTTGAAGTCTGGAGTGAAAGACTCACTCCAGTAAATACAACAATCGAAAAAAGTAAATAGTAAAAATAAGTTTTCATTGTTCAAGATCCTTTCTTATTAATATTCTGAGATATTGTGAAAGATTCTCTTCTCCTAGATAATCAATACACTTGCTAACCAACCTAGAGTGTAACTCTCTAGGTAAAGTGCATTTTATTTGTAATTGTTTTGTTGTTTTCATTACTTGTTAACCTCGCTATTTAAGTTGTTAACCAAGTAAGCGGCTAGCTCATCTTTTAAGTTGTCATCTTTTGATTGTTCGATCTTGTCAACAATAATTTTAAATACTTCGCTTAAGTATTCTTTATCAGTTGAGTAAGTACTAGATAACATTTGAAAACTAGAAAGAATATCTTTTTTAATCTGCTTATTATCTAATTCAATATGTAGTTTTTTAGATTCGTTACTGATATCTAAAAAAGAACTATAAGAACCAAAAGCAAAATTAACTTTAAGTTGTTCTGTCTTTAGTGTTTGTGTGTCCTCTGTTGGGAACAAATTAATTGAGTTCATTTTCTGGTATGAAAGTTTGATAATAGAATCTTTATAAATTAAAGATTCTTTTAAACCTATTTTCTAATAGGCTTAAAGGAATCATTAAATGTTTTCTACTACTTCAATTAATTTAAAATTATGTCTAGTAGTAAATTTTTTTGCATAATTGATAGCTTTTTCTTTTGATTTCGTTTGCATAATAAAACTATTTATAATTTCTATTCCATCAGGAAATACTTTTGAATAAATGGCTTTGTAACCATTTTGAGTTTTTTGCATAGATCGGAAAGTTAGTAATTTTGTTATGTGTTTGGTTTAGTGATCTATAAATTATTAAGTAGGTAATAATTATTTTCTAAGCTAGAAAATTTTACTAGTCCTAAAGTCATAATTTAAGAATTTACTAAACTTAATTTTATTATAGCAAAAAATAGTAAACAAAAGCAACAGAAAGTACAAATAAATTATTTTTTAATATTGCGAGTACAAAATTTTACCCAGTAGTATTTTTTATAAACCTCTGTGGACTTTCATTCTCTCAGACTATCTTATAGTCCTCTGTGTGAACTCCTTTGTACTTCTTAGGTCTATTAGTTCATGTAGGTTTATTCTTTGGACTGGGGAGGACTTGCAGTATATTTTTTATTTTTTGCTGACGTGGGTAACTTAAATATATTCTGACTAATTTTTTGGTTCAACTTTTATTGAAAGTTCTGGAGCTTGAATGTTGACAGTTTCTATGGATTCACCAATAACTTTTCCTAGACTATCGAGAATTTGTGCTGCGGTTTGGAGTTGTCCTTTTTTAACAGCTTTATTAAAAAGTCTTATTCTCATTGCTTGGAGTCTTGGTAGAAGAGCTTCTCTATCTTTTTCCCAATCTTCATTATTCCAAACTTTAACTCTGTCCCAATCTAACCAGGCGGTAGTTTCAGAGATATTTTCTATTGATGCGTGTTCTATTACTAATTGTCGAGTAGTTTTACCTTCAAGTTGTCTAGCGTATAGACGTTGGGATCGTTTTAGAACATCTGAAATTGTGGAGCGAGTTCTTTTTTTAGGAGGATTAGCGAGAGGATTATTTATTATGTTTTCAGGAAAAGTAGAGGAAGCCACAGACTTGATCTTAGTAGTATTTAGTTGAATGATAACTTAAAAGTAAGTAAATAGGCTATAAATAGGGGGTATGAGTTGTATTTTTTGTTAATTTCATGGCTGTAAGTGAAAAAAAGAAGAGTGAGATAAGTTTGCGGTATGCCCAGGGAGAAGTATTTAATAGTGATAAAAGATTTAGGGTGTTGGTAGCTGGAAGAAGGTTTGGAAAGAGTTATTTATCTTGTATTGAGTTATTAAGAGGGGCTATAAATCGTCCTGGAGAAGTTTATTTTTATTGTGCTCCTACTTACAGGATGGCAAAGGACATTGCGTGGAAGGAATTGAAGAGGTTGACACCGAAAGTGTGGATTCAAAGTAAGAATGAAACAGATTTAAGGTTGGAATTGATTAATGGATCGACTATTGAGTTGAAAGGTACTGAAAATGCTATGGCATTGAGAGGTAGAAGTCTTGCTGGTGTTGTGCTGGACGAGGCAGCATTTATGGATAGAGATGTTTGGGCTGAAGTTATTAGACCTGCACTAGCAGACAAACAAGGATGGGCACTGTTTATTAGTACACCAGATGGAACAGCGAGTTGGTTTTATGATATGTGGTGTTATTGCGGAGAGAAAGAATGGGATGATTGGCAAAGATGGAGTTTTACTACTATAGAGGGGGGTAATGTTGTAAAAGAGGAAGTTGAAGCTGCTAGGTCACAATTAGATGCGAGAACGTTTAGACAGGAGTTTGAAGCTAGTTTTGAAAATCTTACTGGATTGGTAGCTGTTAGCTTTGCTGATGAGAATATTGATAAGGAAGTACAGGATTTACACATGCTTCCTTTGTTAATTGGGCTGGATTTTAACGTGGACCCTATGGCAGGAATCTGTGCGGTAAAACATAACGATACTTTGTATGTTTTTGATGAGATTATGTTGACGGGTGGTGCTACGACTTGGGATTTTGCAGAGGAGGTTACGAGGAGATACGGAGTTGATCGTAGAATTATTGCTTGTCCTGACCCTACGGGAAGTGCAAGAAAGACATCAGGGGTAGGAGTAACGGATCATACGATACTTAGACGTAGCGGATTCACTGTAATGAGCCCCAGAAGCCCCTGGAAGATCAGAGATAAGATCACTGCTGTCAATACTGCCCTGTTTGACGCTAATGGCGATAGAAGGACGCTTATACATCCTCGTTGTAAAGAATTAATAAAGGCATTAAGAACATTAACTTATGCACCGAATACTGGATTACCTAATAAGAACTTGGGTGTAGACCATGCGTTTGATGCTTTTGGTTATCTTTGTCTGCAACAATTTAACTTGGCGAAACCTGAGACATTAGGGCAGACTGCGTTTAGAATATATTA